TTTAAGATTGCCAAAGGATTTAGAGTCAGTTAACTCTATAGTAGATTTAGGTTTTATAGAAGTTTCGTTAGTAGTAAGAAAAGATACAATCGGTTTTACTGAAGGAGCTACGGAAGATATTTCTTTAAGCCCTTCAACCATTTTATTACCTTTAATACTTTCAATACCTTTTGTTAAGGAACTGAGTACAGGCATTTTTTCTAATTTTGTTGAAACTTCTTTAGATACTTCATTAGTCCAATTTTTAGGCAACACTGTTGTAGATTGTTTTTGCTGAGCTGATTTATCAAATAAGTTTTTAGACTCTAAAAGAGATTCATCAAAAGAAACTGGTTTTCCTTTTTCAGTTACAACACCACTAACTGTAGGTGGTTTCAAAAAGGAGGATATAAATTTACGAAAAGGGTATGTGAATTTAGAACCTGGATCGTTTCTTCCGTTAGGTGCACTGCCTGTCTCTTCACCAGATGTAACTAAATCCCAAACATCATTATATTTAAAATTACCGGAAGGTAATTGAGACAAATGAACATTGCCTAATATAGGGTTACTGGTAACGCGAGTTTTATCCTGCACTCTCCATGGTTCTTTTTCTTTAAAATAATTGGCTAAATCAGGATTCGGTGTTCCGTCTTTAAGAGTGTATTGTTTATCCCCTGTTTTCTTTAAATAGTCTTCTTGTACGCGAGGTTTGAGATCAAATAAGTCTCTATATAATGTTTCTCGAGCTGCATCATAGCTCGCCTTTTTCGGATCTTCCGGGACATTTTTTAGCCAATCTGGCTTATCCGTAAGTACTTGTTTTAATAATTTTTTTATTGGTTGCTGTTTTACGTCTTCAAGGTCAAACATCCAGGGTTCTTTTATATTAGTAGCATACCGGCCCATGAACTGAGCAAATCCTTTTCGAGCTCGCTCACCCATAGATTCCTTTCCGGTAAGCATTTGATACCCCATAGCAGTACCTGGTGTTAATTCCCAAGGGCGAGGCACCTTTTTAACGGTCTGTTCTAATTTAGAAGTTGTATTTTCTAAAACACTTGTAAGTTTACTAAAAAGAGAATCTTGTTTAGAGGTATCTTGTTCTGGTAAATTTATTTTTTGTTTAGAAGGATCAACAATTTGAAAAACGTTTTTATTGGTATTCAAACTTTCAGTCTTATTAACTGTTTGTTTGTTACTAGTTTGAGTTTTAGTTTCGTTTTGTACAGGTGTAGGTTTTGGTGCCTCTTTTTCCTTAGTTTGAGGCTTTGAGAGGGGTTGTTGAGTTTGCTTTATTGGACTCGATTGGAGATTTTTATTAGCAAGATTTACAACTCGCTCAGCAATCTCATTAAAAAACTTTGAATCAATATTAAGTTTAGATAATAAGGTATCAGCGAATATCTTTTGAAAATCGTTTTGTTCGTTTTCGTTTACTTGAAACGTAGTAGCCATCTTCTTATATATTTAAGAAGAAGATTTAATTAAGGGTTAAAAAATGATGCGTCTTGTAGAATTTCTCTCTCTATTACTGAACCGTTATTTAATTGAAGTTCAAAACTATATAATTCTTTTACAAGATTTCTATACTTTTCAATATACTTTATAACATCATTTATTAAAGCTATTGGTAGTCTTTCTACAATTTTAATGCGATCCTTAAAACTATACACAGATAGGTCCACAGGGGTGAGATTAATAGTAATTGAGGTAATAAATTTAGTTATCTCGTTAATGAATGTTTCTCCTATAGCGTTACGAAGTTCTTCCGGAGTATTAATAGTAAATGCTATATTTTGATGCAATTCTTTTTCGAGTTTATTTTCTGTAATAAGAGTAGGTAAACTACAAACTATAGAATAAGAGTTGTTTGAATATGTTTCTGAATCAAGTATAATTTGTTTGTTTAAAAAATTAGTAAGCTTATCACTTAAGGATGTAGTTATTTTTTCATCCTCAATTTCAAAAGTATAACTAGATGAGACACTTTCTATTCTGGTTTTAAATAAAATGATTTGCTTATCTAACACTGTTAATGTATTTGTATCGAAATCAGTTTCTAAACAATTTTCTTTTATTATAGAATTTATAGTTAAAATAAATTCAGTGTTATATAAAGGCACATCTATAATAGTTTTTAAAATTCTTTTAAGCTGTTCTGTAGTTAGTTGTTTAAATGGTATATTTCTTTGTAAAGAAGGAATATAAACATTGAAACTTATACTTTGATCTAATTGATTAAGAAGGGCTAAAACGGTTTTTAAATGGCTTGAGTCTGTGCTCATAATGGTATTTAACTATTGAATATTTAAACCGCAACTAAGATATATCATTATTAATAGGTTTAAACGATTCGTCCGGAACAAAATTAGTTTCATCATCAGAACTATTTTGTTGATTTAATAGAGCATCTAATTTTTTAACAAAAAGAATATATTCACCGGGAGTACAGTTTTCTATATATTCGGGTGTAAAGTTACCTGCTTTACATAACATAAAAATATTTTCATAAAGAGTCATTAATTGCTCCCCAAATAAGATTTTTAAAACATTAATTAGATTTTCTATATCTAAATTAAAAAACATATTTTTGTTTTCAAGACCGTATGTAGTAGATAATAGATTTGTTTCATTAAAGGTTTTTATTATATTTGAAACCTTTTTAAGAATTTGTGTAGTTATTTTAACAGGTAATTTTTCTAAAATTTCACTTTTGTCTTTACTCGATAGCTCTGTTAAATTAATATGAATATTGTTCAAAATAATTTTTTGAACAAAAAACGTATAGAGTTGATTTAAATCTTTAGAGTATAAAAGATCGTTAATGGTTGGAAGCCGATAAAAAATTTCAATGTCGTCTATATTATCTGGTGTAAGAGATTCTTTAATATCTATTTTATTTAAAATTGCTGTTAATTTATAAACGTTTATTTCTATTTTAGTGTTTTCGTTATCATGGGGTTGAATATAAATTAAATTGCCTATACTTGTGCAGCGTATTTCGAAAAGTAATAAAAAGTAATCTAAAAAAGATAGATTGTCTATTTCAACTTTTGTTAAAGAGGTTATTTTTTGTAATATATTGTTAATATTGGTAATGATGGTTTCGAAATTTAAGTCATCACCGACTAAACTTTTATATATATTTTTTAAGTGTTTTACTTTTAATTCACTATAAAAAATATTTTTTTCTGATAAAGAAAAATTACTAACAAAGCTACAATCCATTATAACATTTAATATTTTAGTTGCAAAAAAACAAGTATAGTTATTGTACTGGTATCCGAACCTCTACGTTGTAGTTTCTAACGGGTGTAGCTAAAGGTACACTGTAATTAGCAGTATTGTTTTTAATTGCAGGATTTAACTGGGTACCGGTTTCTATAGTATAATAATGATATATAAAGCTTGCTGTACGGGTTGAAGGGAAATTATTAGCGGAATAACTATATTCATCTCCAGAAACCTCTATAGGGCATACACCAAAAAAAGTGTATTTACAAGCAACATACGGAGGACTACCAGCAGCTATTACCCCTAATTTGTAAACAGTTATAATGCCTCTATAATTAGCATCACCATCTCTTGCTAATAAACCTAAATGAGCAGTAGCTACAGTCCATGGTCGAAGTACGTTGTCTACAAAGCTGACGTTAGTTTCTAAAAAAGAAACCTGCAAAGCGGGAAAAGCATTTCGACCACCCCCTGAATAGGTTCGAATATAACCGTTTGTTTGAATACCTTCAGGGTTAGCTATTGTTGATTCACCGGGTATTTGAACTGCTTGAGCAAATAGACATCCTTTTGTATGTTGGTAATCTCTAGCTAATAACGTATTCAATCCACCCTCAATATCCCAAATTTGAGGTTCAAAACGAATACCGAAAAGAATTGCAGTTACAGGTACTACGGAGTTGGCGGGGTTTGGTCTAGAGCCTGCAACACCGTTGAGAGAGGGGGTATATACACCATCAAAAGATAGAACCCATTGAGCTCCTTTTGGGAGGGTACTTGCAGGTTTACTTAAAAACGAATTTAAGAAAAAAGGTACCTGACTGCCTAGTTCGGGTTTGGACATATAGCAATATTACTTATTGCTATTTTTCAGTATTATTAAGCAGCAGTTACTCTCCAGTATTGATAGGCAAGAGTAGCTGGTACAATAACAATAGATCCGGCGTCTCCTAAATTATACTGTATTTCCCCAACTGAAACAACATATGCTCCGTAAAGGGTATACTGACGAGCAGTACCGCCTGTTTTGTTAAGTAAGTTTAATGATATTACTGATGAGTTTCTTGCAATATTATAATCCCCTGTAGATGTTCCATCATCAAAGGTATTAAACGTTGCATTTTCTAGAACTGCTCTAATATTATATCCTTGATCGCAGCGGAAATTAACATTCCAGCTATCAGAACCCGGATATTTAGCTGTGCCAGGTACATTAAAATCAAGACCCATAAAAGGTACTTGTTGATTAACGATTGTTCTACCAGGTAAGTTTGCTGATTCTAGATATACTAGCTCACTCTCACCGAAGTTTGTATTTGCTAACTGTACAACTCTGAATTGAAATTGACGTGCAAAATCTCTTTGCTGTACTGTTCTATAGAAGTCTGCAATGTTTTGTGGCATATATTATTATTTATTAGATTAGTTCTTGGAAGTTTTGACCTGTGCGAGTTGCAATAAAGTTAACTAATATAAACTCAGCGGCTTTCACCGGTTTGATATAAATGTCAACTATTAACTCGTTACGATCAATAGAGTCTGGTGTATTGTTTCTTTCGTCGCACACAATTAGATAATCGTATACGCCTTCGGTATTTCTAGCCAATTCAAATATTGGTGAAATAGTGTTTTTAAGTCTAGTGCGTGTAAATTCTGTATTTGGTTCAAATACAAAGTATCTTAATGCACGTTGTGTTGCACGCTCTAGAGATAAGAATAAACGTCTTACATTAATTCTATCAAAGGCTGTTGGTCTGTTTTGTAATGTTTTTTGACCGTATATTACGAACCCATCTCCAGAGAAAAATACTACCGGGTTAACACCAATTGTGTATAATTGATCTCTTTGTTTTTGATTTGGATTTATTGCTAAATCTAAAATATTACCTACAATACCGCGATTTAAGCCTGCTGGAGCAAACCATGGCTGAGCATTTCTATCAGTACGAGCGTAAGTAGCAGCTGCAAACCCTGAAAAAGGTACCCATACGTTTCTATCGGTAAACGAATCATAAACCTTTACCCAGTTACCGTAAGTTGCAGTATAGTTATTGTTAGCTGTTTCGTATAATGCTTTAAGTGGGTTGAATATATTTTGTGTGAAGGTTGTTGAACGTCTTGTAAGAACTTTTGTATTGTCGCCCTGTAAGAATATTTGTCTTAAGGGGTCTGCAATAAACATACAATCTTTACGAGTCTCACTAACAAATGAAGCAAACTTATTGAATGCTGTTCTGTAACGAAGCACTCTATCATCATCCATTTCATTGTACGATGAAACTGGTATAGAAACTGTTTCATCATAACCTTCAGTGCCGCTAGCTACTGTATATATTGTTGATAAACCAGCGTCAACTATTATATCAAGTGGTACAGTTTCTGGTGTTTCTACAAGTACTAAAGCTCTTTCGATTTTGTCAATTAAACGACCAATCGATTTTTGATCTTTTTGTTCGTAAGAAGGTAGCCAGTTACTATTTGGGTATAAGGCGCGAACATCGTTATGAATTCTAACTGATGGGGCTGATAAAGCTGTCCATACACTGTTTGTTGCAAATGCCGGATTTACAATACAACGTATATTTGGTGATACGTTATTAACAACATCTTCAATAAAGAACGTTCTTAATGGTGAACCTGCAACTGAAGCTTCACGCTTACGCTGACTGTTCATTGACCCTAAGTGATTTTCAACAGGGGAAATTGTTAATACTTGTGGGTCGTAAACAGATCTGCGTACTTTAAAGAGATTAATTGAAATTACATCGTTATATAATGGCTGACTTACTGTCCAGTCATATGTACTTTCGATGATTTGAGATACAGATCCGCCACCAGCGTTTACAGAGGCAGATAGAGCAAATTCATATTTACTTGAAGGTACGTCTTTAAAGACTGATGTGGTTTGATTACCAGTTAAAGCAAAAAATCTACTTACAGAAGTAAAATCTGAACTTCTATCAAATTCTTTATTATCTGTAATTGCTAAATAATAACCTTCAAATAATTCATTTTGAGCAGTTTTACTATTATTGCAAAGAATAAAGCCTGTATTTGTAAAATTGTAATTTGAAAAACCAGCTTCACGATCTAATGAACCTGATAAAGCGGCATTTGTGCTGGTTAAAGGTGCCCAAGTAACGTTATTTTCTAAAATATTTTGATACTCTTCATCAGTTAAATTTATAAACTTAGGAGCACCTAATTGAAATGTTGTGGCTCCACCAGATGCAGCTGATGCAACTGGGAATAATAGCGCACTATAACTATTTGCAAATCCTTCTCCGTAACCTGATCCATAAGGTAATCTAGTTGTTAATAAATTTGCTGGAGATGTTAAAAGCTCTTTTGCAGCATAATAAAAATATCTTTCAGCGGCTGACTGTGGTTGTCCATATATGGCTTCAAATTCAGAAATTGATGTTACCTGTAATACTTCATCTGTTGGGCCTTGAGGGGCAAATCCTGGTAAAAATACGGTTGTGCCACCTATAATATTTTGATACTGCGAAAAGTCTTTTTCTATAATCTCTACGCCTGGTGAATTAATTGAACGTGCCATAATTTTATATTATTATTTATGCTTTTTATGGTAATTTTTTATTTCGAAAGTACAACATCAAGTTGACTATATTGAAATTCAACAGTTGATTCTAGTATTTCAGTATCTCTATAATTGTAATTAATACCTCCAAGATTTGTTATAAACCCGCTATAATATATAAACTCTATAGTTTTTTGATTATACTCGTTCATACCAAGAACAGAAAAGTTAGCTTGATATTCTGTTAACATACCGTCTTCTCGTATATCGTCTTGTTTCTCGTATTTTGGATCAGTGCCGGTATATAAACTAGTTTTTGGATCATTTAAAACTGATAACCACTTCCAGAGTATCCAGTAATTGCGAAATTTATTATCTATTACAAAGTTAACTGTCAAAGGTGGATAATTAGGGCGGGTATAAGACGAAACATTATAAGACTGTCCACCGAATCTAACTTCATTAGCTGGTACTTGTATAGGTGGCACTACAGCACCATACACACTAATTTGCAAAGGGTCTAAATCTATTAATTCATCTTTAATAGATTGTTTGTATAAAATCTTTGGTAAGTTTAGTACCAATACAAATTTATCTTTACCTGATCTATTAAGAACAGATTGCTGAGTTGGCTGTGGTGTCTCGCAAAGGTCGTTATCTGGCATATTACATTGGCTTCCAACCTTGAGACATTAAATCATGTATATCATTTGTATCAAACAGTTTGTCTAATTCTTGTTGTGAGACTAGTGGTTGATATTTTGGAGTTTCTTCAATGCCTAAAGTTGTTATATTGTTACTATTATTTAAGTCTTTTATTTTGTATAAACTTTTATCTATTTCATAATAACCGTTATTGGATATTTTAAGAGGTTTATTTTGATCATCATTTTCGTCTATATTGAAATATTGTTGACAAAGCTCAGGTTCTAAAATAAACAAAGCCCAAACAAGGGACATAATTCTATCGTCGTAAAATAAGTCATTCTTTTTTCTATACGTACCATTCGGATAACGAATAAATGTTTCAAACTCTTTAATAGTGTCTACATCGTTAACGTAAACAACTTGTAAAAAGTTAACCCAATAACGCATATTAGCAACTCCAGCAAAACGTAAGTTGTTATGGGATAGAATTCCGAGATGTCTGGTATTAGAAAAAGAACCAGTATTTGCTAATCTTGAACAAGATACAATTTTTTCGTACATGTGCTTATGAAATAAAGCATCAATTACTTGACCCCCGCAGTTATTTCTTTCTACGAGCAAGGGCGGGTTACCCCATTGAGAGCAAAGATTAATCAATTTATTTGCATAGTGGTAAGGTTCAACAACGTTTGTACCGTATACAGCCACTTGTTTTATATTTGTAAGGTCTGTAATATCTAAAACTTGGGCAACAGAGGAAGCTCTACCAATACCTTCCCCAACATCGACTCCTATTGCATAAAGTTTAGAGGTATCAGGTAATTCAAATACTTTATATGCTCCTTCTTCACCAGTATATATAGCGGGTTTTTTTTGTTC